AATTCCTGTAGGAACAACAACTGGCGGACCTAGTTTATTGAGACAACGAAGAGAAGCAGCAGCACTAAGTGGAGGCGCAGGCTAACATATGGCAAACGGAAATTATACAAGAACTACAAATCAAAGAACAACTGGATTTAGAGACAGTGGTCCTTATGAAGCAATTGTGGTTAATAATTTAGACACAAAATATATGGGCGGACTTGTTGTTGAACTATTGAGATATACTAGTTCCGGCGGAACTCCTGAGCGCACTGGACAACTTTTAAATGTGCAGTATTTGTCTCCTTTTTACGGAGTTACTCCGCATGCTGGTGTTACAGCAAATGACGGATACGAACATACACAAAAATCATATGGTATGTGGATGGTGCCGCCGGATGTAGGTACTAAGGTTCTTGTAATATTTGCAGAAGGTGATACAAATCACGGTTTTTGGATCGGATGTATTCCTGCAAATAATATGAACTTTATGTTGCCAGACGGCAGAGCAAGTACAGAAAATACAACTGGAATAACACCTCCTAGTTTGAGTGGAAGAAAACTCCCAGTCGGTGAATACAATAAAGCAATTGAAAGTGGTTCAAGAGTTGATCCTACATTATTTGCAAAGCCTTACAATAAAGACTTCTCAGAAACGCTAGAAATTCAAGGATTACTAGGAGACGAATTTAGAGGAACTACAACTACTAGTGCAAGACGAGAAATTCCTAGTATGGTATTTGGTGTAAGTACACCTGGTCCCAAAGATCGAAGAGACGGCGCACCTACTGCTGAAATCGGCACTCGAGGAAGAAAGATTAATACTCCTGTTAATAGACTAGGCGGCAGTAGTTTTGTAATGGACGACGGTGACGAGCGGTTTGTACGTGCAACACACGCAGAAGACGGTCCTCCAGTTTATAAAAACAAAGGAGCTAATGAACCGGGCGGCGACAGGACTATACCTCAAAACGAATTAATGCGTTTTAGAACTAGAACTGGTCATCAAATACTAATGCACAATAGTGAAGATTTGATCTACATAGGTAATTCAAGAGGCACTACTTGGATAGAAATGACTAGTGACGGTAAAATTGATATTCATGCACAAGATAGTGTTAGTATCATGACCGAAAATGATTTAAACTTTAGTGCTGGCCGAGATATAAACATGGAAGCCGGTAGAAATGTTAATATTAAAGCAGCTGGTACTAATACCAAAGGCGAAACTGGCAGAGTACAAATTGAATCTAAAAATAATTTTAATTTACATGTAGGAAAAGACAGCAAAGTTACAGTAATGAAGAATCAACACATTGCTGTAAAAGAAGCTCAGTACATTGATACTGGAAAAAGTCTTCACGTTAAAACAGGGCAAGACAACAGACTTACTGCCGGAAGTAATACTTTTATTAACAGTGGCAAAGAACATAGAGAAACAGCGACATATGTACATATGAATGGACCAACTGCACCAACTGCAAACCCAGCAAGGCCAGTTACTCCATTAAGTGTACAAACATTACCTCGTGTTAAACCCGGCGGCGTTATAAGTGGATATGAAAGTATTTTAACAAGATCTCCGCAACATGAACCTTGGCCACACCACGAAAACTTAGATCCAATGTCGTTCAAAAAAATACAAACTGATAGAGATAATCCGGGTGCGTTACCGAGTGCTGATCGCATACTTACACCTGATACGTTTGCTAAAAATCTAAGCGGAAGAACATCTAGTGCGTTTGTAACAGGCAGCGGCGGCAATGTTAATACTGGTAATATTTCAAGAGGCGCTGGAAACGGACAAACTCCTATTCCTCCAGGAGATTACACCAGCGACTTTAACTTTGATCCAGAATTAGGTTCATTAAGTGCAAGATATGAATCAAGGGGTAATCCTGCAACAATTGGATGGGACAGCACCGGCGGATTTAGTTATGGAACATATCAGCTTGCAGCAAATGTAGGTGTTATGAATGAATTTCATGCATGGTTAGCTAGAGCACATCCAGACTTAGAATCACAATTAAAAGCAGCTGGCGGAGCTGCTGCTGCAAGAGCAGGAACAGATGCATATAAAGCAGCATGGGCGCAAGTTATGGGAACAGCAGAAGGTGCAGAAGCACAGCACGAATATGCAGTAATAGCATATTTTGTTCCTGGAAACAGAAGAATCAAAGATAGAACAGGATTAGATGCAACACAGCGTTCTGTTACAGTACAAAATGTTGTATGGTCAACAGCTATTCAACATGGCGCCGGCGGCGCACGTAATATATTTGAAAGAGCACTTGCTGCATTAGGATATCCATCAAATGAAGTAACAGCATTACAGCCAACAGATGCAGCGTTAACAAGAGCTGTATATGCTGAAAGGCGTGCTAACAATGGTTCAAAATATTTCGGAAGTAGTACAGCAGCAGTTAGAGCAAGTGTTGTTAACAGATTTCATAACGAAGAAGCTGATGCTCTTAGAAGTTTAGAACAAGAAATTGCAGCCGCGCGAGCAAATCCGCCAGTATCACAACCTACAGATAATAGTGCTGCTACGCGAACTGTAAACCCGCATACTGGCGCACAATAAGGGTAAATATAGTATGAGCCAATTAGAAAAAAACTTATATAAACGTGTAACTGTAACCACTGCAAATCAAACAGCATCAACTGGAAGAAAATACAGAGGTTTTTCAACAGTTGCAGATACTAAAAGTTTTAGTGTTTATGACTTTGAATTAATTAAGCAAGATTTAATCAATCATTTCCACATACGTCAAACTGAAAAACTAAGTGATCCTACATTTGGCACTATTATTTGGGATATCCTATACGAACCGTTTACAGTTGAAGTACAAGAAGCAATTATTGAAGATGTAACTAAAATTATTAATTACGATCCTAGAATACGTGCAGAAGACATTGTTATAGATACTTACGAACAAGGTATACAAATTGACTGTAAAATTTCAGTATTACCGTTCGGTATAACAGACCAATTACGTTTTAAATTCGACAAAGAAAACGGCTTACTTCAGTCATAAAATTAAATACGCACTTTTTTCTTTCTGCTAAATATTAGTATAAACAAGGAAACGTACATGTCTGCAAATGATAGACAGTCAAGGCTACTAGTAGCAGAGGACTGGAAAAGAATTTACCAAAGTTTTAGAAACGCTGATTTCCAAAGCTACGATTTTGATAACCTAAGACGCACTATGATTAACTATTTGCGTCAAAATTATCCAGAAGATTTTAACGATTACATCGAGTCAAGTGAATATCTTGCATTAATTGATATGATTGCTTTCCTTGGGCAAAACTTATCATTCCGTATTGACTTAAATGCACGTGAAAACTTTTTAGAAACAGCAGAACGCAGAGAAAGTGTACTACGTTTAGCACGTATGTTATCTTACAACCCTCGCAGAAATCAAGCAGCAAATGGTTTACTAAAATTTGATACTATTAAAACAACTGAAAATCTTTTAGATTCAAATGGTAAAAACATGGCAGGTATTACTGTTAAATGGAACGACCAAACTAACTCAAATTACTTTGAACAATTTACAAAAATATTAAATTCGGCATTGCCTTTGTCCAACTCAATTGGAAATCCTTTAAAATCTTCATTGATTGCAGATGTACAAACACAAAAATATCGACTAAATGCAACAAATACAGGACAAGCAATTTATCCGTTTACTAAGCGTATTGAAGGCGTTGGCACACGTTTTGAGATTGTAAGTACAGATATTTTAGATGAAAGTATTTTAGAAGAAGCGCCACTTCCTGGCAATAGTCCAGCATTTTTATTCCGTGACGATGGACAAGGCGCCGGCAGTTCTAACACAGGCTTCTTTATGCACTTCCGCCAAGGTAAACTAGAAACAGGTAATTTTAATGTATCAAATCCAACTCCGAATCAAGCAGTGCAAATTGATTCTGAAAACATTAATGATAGCGATGTTTGGCTATTTTCATTAAACAGTGCTGGCTTTGAAAACAATGAGTGGACACGTATTGATGCTGTCGAAGGTAATAATGTTATCTATAATAGTTTGTTTAATCAGACTAGAGATGTATTTGCTGTAACTACTCGTGTTGGAGATAGAATTAATTTAAACTTTAGTGATGGCGTCTTCGGCAATTTACCAGCAGGTAATTTTAGAACTTATTATAGAACTAGCAGCAATAGAAGAAGTGTAATTACACCTAGTGCTATTAGTACTGTAAGTATTGAAATTCCTTATCAGTCTAGAACTGGTGCAGCCCATACATTGACTATCGGACTTAAATTAAATTATACTGTTAGCAACGGCACTGCGTCAGAAACAAATGCAGAAATTAAACAAAATGCGCCTGCAACATATTATACACAGAATCGACTAATCACAGGCGAAGATTATAATATTGGTCCTCTTGCAATCAGCCAAGACATTATTAAAACTAAAAGTTCAAATAGAATTTCAAGTGGTATAAGTCGCTTTTTTGATTTAAAAGATGCTAGTGGAAAATATTCAAACACTAGTTTATTTGCTGACGATGGTGTAATCTATAAAGAAGAGTTTACTGAAAAACAAACATTTACATTTGCTACTCAAACAGATATCGAAGGTGTTATATATAATACAATTGAAGGTATTTTAGGTAGTACAAATACTCAAAACTTTTATTTTGCAAAATATCCAAAAATTATTGTTAGTGATCTTAACGCATCGTGGTTGCAATCTAGTACTAGTACAAACCAAACATTGGGGTTATTACAAGATATTGACGAGAACGCATATACTGTAGGTTCATTTACTGCAAATAGTTTACGTCTGCTAGAAGCTGGTACTATGTTAAAATTTGTTGCACCTGAAGGCAAACATTTTATGCCAGACGGTACATTAATGGACGACAGTAATATTGGAGATCATTTAGGTAAAACAACATATAAGTGGTCTAAAGTTGTTTCTGTTGCAGGCAACGGATCAGTAATTGACGAAGACGGAATTGCTCCTATTAGGTTAAATGATGTTATTCCGACCGGCGCATTACTACAGCAAATTGTTCCAAACTTTTCTAAAACATTAATTAATGATGTAAAAGTAGAGCTAATTGATCAAGCATTTGAATACAAAGATTTTGCCCTGCGTTACGATCAATATGATAGACAATGGAAACTTATACTAGCAGAAAACATTAATACTCTTAATGATTTTGCTCCAGGTAAAGCTGGCGACATCACAGGTGAAAATCTTGATGCAAGCTGGATGTTGTATTTTAAAACAGATGGCGAAAAATATACAATTACATATCGCAATCTAAGATATGTAATGGAAAGTGCAGATGAAATTAGATTCTTCTTTGATGCAGCTGATAAAATTTATGATCCGTCAACAGGACAAATTGTAAGAGATAAGATTGATATTTTAAATATCAACAGAAAGCCTGGCGAGTTAATTCCGTTTACTAGAGATTACAGTTGGACTATTACAGATGCATACAGAGATGTAGAAGGATATTTAGATAGTCGTAAAATACAAGTACAATTTATTGACCTTGACGACGACGGTATAGTTGACGACCCCGACATCTTTGAGCAAATTGTAGGAGAAGAAGATGTAAGTATTTCATCTGCTGCTAAACTTATATTTCAAAAGAAGTATACAACTACAGACGGCGTAGAAGATTTTAAATATTTTGCAAACACAAATGCTGAAATAATTGTAGTACAGAATGAATCAGTAATTGCACCATATAGTTCAAGAGTAGAAGGACAAATTTTTTACTTAATCGACGAAGGTATTTTTAGAAAACTAAACAAGGCGCTAAACAATACTACGATTAATACAGATTATAAAGCTTATATTGGTCGTGCTGATTTAAAATTCCATTATATTCATGTTGCAGACAGTGGATATAGAATTGATCCAAGTGCAAGTAATATTATTGACACATATATATTGTCTAAAACATATGACACACAAGTTAAACAATATATTACAGGAGCTATCACAACAAAACCTAAACCGCCTAGTAATGACGAGTTGTTTAGAAGTTATGGTAGTGAAATTAATAAAATTAAATCAATTAGTGATGAGATAATTTATCATCCAGTAAAATACAAAATATTATTTGGCGACAAAGCTGCACCTGATTTACAAGTTAAGTTTAAGATTGTTAAAAATTCTAATATAGTTATTAATGACAATGAATTAAAATCAGAAATTATCGAAGCTATCAGCAAGTTTTTTGATATTGAGAACTGGGACTTTGGAGAAACTTTTTACTTCCAAGAACTTAGTGCCTATATTATAAATGAGCTATCTCCAAAACTGGTAAGTATACTAATAGTGCCGCGCCAAACTACACAAAGTTTTGGCAGCCTATTTGAGATAAAAAGTGAACCAGACGAAATCTTTG